GACTATACAGTAACAATTACAGTTACCTCATCAGTATCTTTTCAGTCTATAAATTGGTCAATAACTACAAACGAATTTGGAACAGTTATTACAGATCAATTTAATACAGGTAGTTATACAGCTTCAGCCACATTCGAGTTTGTAATTACAAGTCAAATGCCTGAAATGAAAGTAATAGACTTTTTATCAGGAATATTTAAAATGTTTAATCTTACAGCATTTGTAAACAACTCAGGCACAATAGTAGTTAAAACATTAGATAGTTTTTATACAGGTGGCACATCATACGACATAACAGAATATGTTGATATAGAACAAGGACAAGTTAACGTAGCTTTACCATTTAAAGAAATAAGTTTTGGCTATGGAGATACAGACAGCTTTTTCTCTGCTATACATAATCAGTTATTTAATAAAGAGTGGGGTACAGTTGACTATAATGATAACGAGTCTTTAGATGGTGGATTGTATAAAATAGAAATTCCATTTGGACATATGAAGTTTGAAAAACTTATTGATATTAATGGCTCAAACGAAACAGATACACAATGGGGTTGGAGTGTAGACGATAATCAAGACTCTTATATAGGTAAGCCTGTTTTATTTTATCCTGTATATACGTCTGTAGGCAGTAAAACTATAAGTTTTGTAGATGTTTTAAATCCTGAAACAGGTGTGTTTTCAAACAATGTAGAGATTACAGGATCAATAAATATGCCAAGTAATTCTGTAGCATTTGCAACAGCAACAAGCACAGCAAATATAAACTTCTTCAATGAGCTTAACGAGTACGAGCCTACCGAAGATTTTTCAGGCACGTTATTTAAAAATTATTATGAGACGTATATAAAAACAGTATTTAACAGCAAGAATCGATTAACAAAAATAAAAGCAAGACTACCTATGAATATACTTTTAAATTATTCTTTAGCAGATAAATTTAGAATAGAGGGAACAGAATACAGAATAAACAGTATAACAACAAACCTAACAACAGGCGAAGCAGATATAGAACTATTAAACGTATTATGATAAAAAACATATTAGAGATGCTACCCTATGTAAAGGGAGGATCAGAACTTATAGATATAGCAAAGGGTAAATACAAATACCCTGAATCATTTAAGGAAACATTTAAAACTATAAAGGAATGGCACAAAAATTAATAATGGAGTTAGAAACTCGGACTGACAAGGCTGAGAAAAATATAAACACCATAAATAAAGACATAGAAACGCTTAACAAAAACGTAAAAAAAACAGAAAAGGGTTTTGAGGGTGTAGAGAAAGCAACTAAAGACACAGCTAAAGGTGTTCGTAAAATAGGCACAACTTTAAAAGCTATAGGTATTGGTCTTTTACTTGCAGCATTTACAAAACTAAAAGAAGTGTTTGAAGAAAATCAAAAAGTAGCAGATGCTTTTAACACAACTTTTAATTTCTTGTCTATTGCGTTTAATGACTTCTTTAATTTTTTAGATGCTAACATAGGAACGGTTGTAAGCTACTTTAAAAGTATATTTGAAGACCCTGTTGAATCTGTTAAAAACTTTGGACAAGCAATATTAGACAATCTTATAGAAAGATTTAATTCTTTTAATAAAACTTTAGCTTTAGTTTCAAGTTCTGTAATGAAAGTTTTTAAAGGAGATTTTGCAGGTGCTTTAGAAGATGTAAAAAGCGCAGGTAAAGAAGTGGTAGATGTTTTTACAGGGGTAGACGATTCATTTAATAAAATAGCTGAAGTTGCACCTAAATTAGTTAAAGGTATTACTGATTACGCTAAATCTTCATTTGAGTCTGCAAAAGCACAAACAGAAGCTAACAAGGCAGCAGAAATAGCAGTAGCAAGAAACAGAGTAATATTAGAACAAAAAGATAGAGAAGCTGAATTACTTAGACAAATAAGAGATGATGATTTAAAAACAATAGATGAGAGAATAGAGGCAAACAATAAGTTAGGCGAAGTATTAAAAGAACAAGAAAAACTTATGTTAGCTAATGCAGATGCTTTAATTCTTGCAGCAGAATTACAACTAAAAAAGAATAACAACGATGCAAACCAAATAGCACTCTTAGAGGCTAAGGCAGAAAAAGAAGCTGTACTTGCACAAATAACAGGTTTTAGATCAGAACAGTTAGCAAACCAAAACGCTTTATTGAGAGAAAACATAGAAGTTGAAGAAGAAGTTGCTGAATCTAAATTAAGAATACAAGAGATGGCTGCCGATACAGCTATGAGGGGTTTTCAATTACTTGGTAAAATGGCAGGTAAAAATAGAGCCTTACAAGCAGCAGCAATCATTGGAGAAAATGCAGCAGGTATTGCAAAACAAATAATACAAACAAAAGCAGCAAACACCGCAGTAACAGCAAAATATGCACTATTGCCCGGAGGGTTAGCATTAGCAAAAGCAGAAAAGACACTAAATAATATATCTTTAGGTATCGGTATTGCAGGGTCAGTATTAGCAACCTCTACAGCGTTAAAAGCATTAAAAGCAGGAGGTAGTGTATCTAAGCCAAGTATATCAACAGCAGAGCCAACACCACAAGAACCTGCATTCAATATAGTAGGTCAAAGTACAACAGACCAATTAGCAGATGTTATAGCAGGTCAAACAGGACAGCCTGTAAGAGCTTTTGTAGTTTCTAATGATGTAAGCACAGCACAAGAACTTGATAGAAATATTATACAAGGAGCAAGTATAGGATAAACAAAAAAATAATTTAATACGTTATACATATATGAGAATAGTTGAATTGATATTAGGCGATGATGAGTTTACAGGTATTGAGGCTATTTCAGTAGTTGAGAATCCTGCAATCGAAGAAGATTTTATAGCACTTAAAAACGAAGAAATAAAGTTAGCAGAGGTTAACAACGAAAAGCGTATTTTAATGGGTGCATTATTAATTCCTAACAAGCCAATCTATCGTAGAAAAGGCGAAGAAGAATATTACATATATTTCTCTAAAAAGACTGTAGAAAAAGCATCACAGCTTTATTTAATGAATGGCAATCAGTCTAAAGCAACACTCGAACACCAATACACAATAAACGGACTAACTTTAGTAGAATCTTGGTTAGTAGAAGATGAGGTACACGACAAATCAAGAAAGTATGGTTTAAATGTTCCTGTAGGTACTTGGATGGGTGCAGTAAAAGTAAACAACAACCAAATATGGGATGAGTTTGTGAAAACAGGTAAAGTTAAAGGCTTTAGTATTGAGGGTTACTTTGCAGACAAGATGGAAAGACCTAAAGAGCCTGTAAATGACTTTTCTGACTTAGAAGAAGCAGAAGCAAGTGAGATGCTGTCTTATATAAGATCAATAGTCAAAGAGGACAAGCGTTTAAAGGGTGGTAAGAGGAGAGAACTCGAATCATATAGCGATTACCCTGACGGAGTTAAAAACAACGCTAAGAAAGGCTTAGAGCTAAACAAAAAAGTAAACAATAAATGCGCTACACAAGTAGGAAAAGTAAGAGCTACACAATTAGCACAAGGAAAACCAATCTCAAAAGAAACTATTAAGAGAATGTACTCTTATTTAAGTAGAGCAGAAGAATATTACGATGAGGGAGATTCTAAAGCCTGTGGTACTATTTCTTTTTTACTCTGGGGTGGTTTAGCAGGTAAGAGATGGTCAGAAAGTAAACTTAAAGAATTAGGAGAAATAGACTTAGCTTCTATGGTAGTCAACGAAGATTTTGCGATCATAGATGATAGATTAGCATACGCTACAGAAGAAAAAGCATTAGAAGCTGCAAAGAATATAGGTTGTGATAAATACCACACACACGACTTTGAGGGTAAAACTTGGTATATGCCTTGTGAGGAGCATAATTTAAAAGCACCTTGTCAAGCAGGATATGAGCAATACGGAATGAAAATGAAAAATGGAAGATTAGTACCTAATTGTATTCCCATTAAGTAATGCCAAGAAAAGTAGTAAGTGTATATATAAAACCTAAACGTAAATCACATCCACACAGCAAAAATGCGAGTGTAGGACAAAATAAATATAAAAAACCTTATAAAGGTCAAGGCAGATGAAAAAATTTGAAACACCAAGTAAGACAAGTCCAAGAGGAGGACGTAGAGGTTGTTTATGTAAAGATGAAACCTATTCAGTAAAGTGCTGTAAGGGTAATATAATAAATCAAGGAATCGGTAAAATATAAGTTATGAGTAAAAAAGCAATGGCTAAGATAGTCGAAATAAACAAACAAGAATTATCTACAGAAAAAGTAGAGTTAGCTTTAGTTGATGATTTGAAAGATTCAATACTGCGAGGAAGAAACATTGAAAAAAATATAAAAAGTGTTTTATCAGGATATAATGGATTGTTAAGAGCAGCACGTAATTTTAAAGCTGATTATGCTACATTAATAAAACAAGCTAAAGAATTAGGAATTGATCCACCTGCACAATTAAAAGGACTTGAAGATATAGCAGATGGTTTTGAAAAAAAAGGACAAGCAATAAAAAGAGCATACGATCTATTTAGATAATATAAAAATGCAAATATAAATTTTAACACGTTATAGTAATATGAAATCAACAGAAATCTTAAACAAAATCAAAACTTTCTTAGGAGAGGAAAAAATTGAGGAACAAGTAGAAGAAACTCAATTAGAAGAATCACAAGAGAAAGTCGAGTTAGCACAAGCTAAACTTGATAATGGTACAGTATTAGAAGCTGAGGCTTTTGAAGCAGGAAACGAAATCTTTATTGTTACTGAAGATGAAAGAGTAGCAATGCCTGTAGGAGAATATATGATGGAAGATGGTCAAATGCTCGTAGTAAGCGAGGAGGGAATCATCGGAGAGATCAAAGCACAGGAAGCAGAAGAAGTAGAGGCTGAAGAAGAAGAAGAAATGGCTTATGTATCAAAAGAAGAATTTGAATCTGCCGTTGAGGAAATCAAAGGTATGATAAACGAGCTAAAGGACAAGAAAGAAGAAATGGCTGAAGTAGAGGAGCAAGTAAAACAAGAACTAAGCGAAACTCCTGCAACTGAGCCTATCACTCACAATCCTGAAGCTAAAGAAAAATTTAAAGTAAAATTTGGTCAAAACAGACCTGAAACTGCTTTAGATAGAGTAATGAAAAAATTAACCAACAATTAAAATTTAAAAAATGCCAAATCCAACAATTACAAGTAGTAGTTATGCAGGAGAGTTTGCAGGTAAATACATTGCTGCATCTTTATTAACAGCAAAGACCTTAGATGATGCTGCGATAACTATTATGCCAAACATTAAGTACAAAGCTGCTATGAAAGTAGGAACATTTACAAACTTAGTAAGAAGTGCTGACTGCGACTTCGATGCAACGACTTCAGGTCTTACACTTGCTGAAAAAGTATTAACACCAACTGAATTACAGGTAAACCTACAGATTTGTAAAAAAGAATTACACGCTGATTGGGAAGCTGCACAAATGGGATATTCTGCATTTGACAACTTACCTCCACTATTCTCTGATTTTGTAATCGCAAGAGTAGCTGCTGAGGTAGCAAGTGCAACTGAAACTTCTATATGGGCAGGTCAAGCAGCAGAGGGAAACTTTAACGGTTTTGTAAAACTTGCTACAGATGACGGAACTGTAGTAGATGTTGCAAAAGCAACTGTAACTTCTGCAAACGTAGTTGCTCAATTAGGAGCTATTGTAGATGCTATTCCAAGTTCAGTTTACGGAGCAGATGACCTTGTTATTTATGTATCACAAAACATTTACAGAGCTTACATTAGAGCT